CATAACCCCAGCGCGATGTGACGGTCCGTAACCGATCGACACGCGGCCGCAGCTCGTTCACGAGCCGTTGGATCTCGGCGAGATCGACCACCGCGTCATCACAGGTCACCTCGCCGGACAACGCCAGCCGTTCGGTGATTGAGTCGATGCCACCGCCGCCACCGCCACCGCCGACCGAACCTGATCCCGGGGTCGACGATGGGAACCCGGGACCGGCCTCGCGCATGTTGCGCACTGCCCGGTGCGCATCAGCAGCAGCATCCACCAACCATTGCGACAACCGCTCGATCTCGACAGCGGGGTTCATGCTTCCTCCAGGGTGATGGGTTTCATAGGTCGACCAGATGTGAGCTGTGCCGTGCCTGGCCCTGCCCGAACTGACCTGACCCGCTCCCGGCCTGACCCGACTCAGGCCCGACCCGATCAGGTCCGACCAGGTCCGACCCGGGGTCGCGAACGGCTCGCGAACCGTTCGCGGCAGATCGCGGCAGATCGCGGCAGATCGGAGAATGCCTGCGACCTGGGATGATGCGCATGTCTGCTTCATCGGGTGTGCGCGAACTCTTGAGCGCGTTGCACCATCCGCACGCTGTGACCCACAGTTCTGCGATGCGTTCGATCTCGATGGAGGCGAGCGGAGTTCCGGAGCGGTCCCACACAGAGGCCGGGTCGATGAGGTCGAACGTGCGTCGCGCTGGTGACCGGCGGTCGCCGGACACGACGCACATCTCTCCGCAGTAGCGGCACCACAATCCATCGCGGTCCACGATGCGATCCTTGACCCGTCGCCCGATCGGTGATTTGTGGAGCCAGTCGTGGAGGCGTTTGCGTTCGGCCTTGTTGTCGTCTGCCTCGTGCTTCGCTTGGACCTGGACCTTGGACGGCTGATAGTCCAGCCAGTTGCAGATCTCGCATCCACCGCCGCGGCTCTTCGCGACCCGCCGCCACATGCGGGCACGGATCAGACCATCGATGGCGGGCTGGACCTCGGCCGCGGTCAGCGATGACTGGAACCCGAGGAGAGGCAGGACGTGGTCAGGGATCTGGCCGTCGGTGTTGTGGGCCCCGGCCCAGACAGCGGTGTGGAACCAGAGTGATTTCGACTGCAGCGACAGCCCCACCCATTTCGGGTGGGTGGTCAGCTTGTCGTCGAGCTTCACCCAGGTCATGCTGCTGCCCGGGCATGGGCTCGTTCGGTCGGGGTGAGGCCGCCCCAGATGCCGTCGGGCTGATCGAGATGGGCTGCGAGACACTGGGGTCGTGCTGTGCAGCCCCGACAGATCTTGACTGCTGCTGCGACCGTGCGGGCATCGGCCGGAGCGGGGTGCCAGATCTCCGGGTCGCATCCGCGGCACGCCGCGTCACGACGCCACGGCTGGTCGTTGCTGGCCTCGAGCAGCTCGGCGAGCGGGATCAGGATCTCTGAGCGGTAGATCCGCGCCGTGGGCCGGTATGGGGCGGTGATGGTGGTGTCACCATGGCGGGAGCGGCGAGCCAATGTGATCTCGCCTGCGATCCAGCCGGCGTGGATCTCACGGATGCGGCGTGAGTGCGCGGCGGTCATCGTTTGGGGGCCGAGCTGCAGCTCCGGGCCTTTCTGGCCGAGCTGTTCCGCGATACGGCGGCGGGGGACGCCTGCGGTGACCATGTCGTGGATCAGCGCCCAGAGCGGGGCGGCATCGACTCGGGCGCCGGCAGCGGCGTCGGCCGGGGTGACGGCCAGGATCTTGGCCATGGTGGTGGCCCGGACCCGTTTCGATGGGGCGGTTGTGGCTGTCCCATGGACCAGCTTCGATAGCGCCCCGTGTGACACGCCGGACCGGCGGGCGACGGTCTTCAAGCCGACCCCGGCAGCTGACAGCGTGGCAAGGTGTTCGCGGGCCTGGTCGGCGTCGACGGTCGTGGGTGCGATGCGGTTCCGGTCGGCTTGCTGCATGATGGTGTTCGCGTCTCGGCACTCGTCGCACCGGCACCGATCGAGGCAGTAGGCGGCGCGTTGCCCGTGGTCGTATTTCATCGGGCGGCCGTCGTGGGATGGTGCGGTGGTGTTGGTCGCTCGTGTGGGGCGTGGTGTGGTCATGGTGTGTGCCGGGGGGTGATGGTGACGGTGACGGTCTGGTCCGAGGTGATCCGGAGCGCTGGCTCGGTGGTGGTCACCCAAGCCGGGGTGTCGTCGGGCCAGAGGCCGGCGTCGACGAGCCCATCGATGATTGGCTTGACGGTCGCGAAGTAGTTGTGAGGGTCGCGGCGGCGGCGGTCGGTTACGGGCAGGGTGATCGTGACGGTCGATGGGGTGAGCGGCCGGCTCGGGGTGTCACCGGTCGCCCCGGCGAGGCGTGCTGCTGACCGCCACCGCTTGACCGATCGGGCGTGAGCGGTCCAGTGGGTGCGGTCGTTCATCGACATCAGTGGGGATGGCTGACGGAACGTGATGATGATCGGCGGTGCGTTAGATGGCATTGCGGTCCTGTCGGAGCGGCGGGATCCTGATGGTGAGCGTCCTGGCACGGGTGCGGCGGATGTTGCGGCGTTCGCGTTCGGACGTCCCGCCCCAGATGCCGTGGTGATCGTCTTGTTCGAGGGCGTCAGCGAGACACTCAGCGCGGACTGGGCATACCGCACAGACTGCTTTCGCAGCCCGGGTGTCATCGCCCAACTCGGGGAAGAAGAGCCGGGTGTCGAGGCCACGACACTCGGCGAACGTCGACCAATGCGCTCCCGGCTCATCCACGAGGGACCCGCTCGATGAGCCATGCCATGACCACTTCGGGGTGAGTGTGCTCGAACGGTGGCAACGTCGACAGCACCCCTGCGGCCTGTGCCAGGGCGCAGCGCAAGAACTCCACCTCAGCGGCCTGGGTGGCGATGTGCGCTGCCACCTGATCGGCCTTCGGCCTGCCAAGCCAGTCGAGAACCGTTGAGTCACACAACGGCACAAGCGTCTCCCACCGCTCGATCACTTCGGTCGCCTCGGCTTTCCATGCACTCAGGCGGTTGATCTCGTTGCCGGCTTGTGTCAGCGTCCTCTTATCGGGGCTGTCTTCGTCGATCTCGTCGGTGAGCAGTTCGTGTGCCGATGGCAACAGAGTGGGACGCACAGCCCGCAGCCGCTCTACCTCGGCCCGCAGCCGCTCGATCTCGGCCAGGTGCTCATCATCGGCCGCGTCCTGCAAAACGGCCCAAGCCGTCAGCCGCTCAATCTCGGCCTGCAATGTTTCGCGCTCGCAGACGACAATCGGATTATCGCCGTTGGGGATCTGCTTGCAGTGCCAACTCAGGTCACCGCTCACTTGCGGGCCTCCAACACTGCCTCAACCTCTGTCATCGGCACTTCATCAGCGACCGTCACAAAGACATGGCAGCCACAAGCAGCACAATCCAGCGACGGGTAAGGGCGACCATCCTGCATCGTCCAGGGCGGAGGGAGTCTCCACGCCATCAGCGTCAAGCACTGGTGGATGACCCACGGCTTTCCACGCTCGTCGAGCGCCCATCTAAACCAATGCCAGTCACCGCTCACGACGGGCCTCCTGCCAATCGGTGAAGAGGTCGAGCTGGGTTGACCTGTGGGCATTGGGTTCCGCCGGGTTGAGTGCTCGTGCGGTCCCGGTGCAGCGGCCGGCGGTGATGGTGGCGGTGACGGTGTGGGTCACGATGTGGCAGCGGTGGCATGTCCACTGGCCGCTGATCGTGCGGGTGGGGGTGAATGCGTGTCCGCCGAGCCCGAGGGGTGGGGTCAGCGTCAGCCCTGACCGGTATACCCCGGTCATGATGCTGCACCTCGGGTCGGGGCGATGATGACCCGGTCTGGTGGGCACTGGTGGAGTTGGTGCCGGGTGCCGTCGTCGTCCAGGTCGAACAGGTCGATGGCTGGGCCGGCGGGGGTGGCTCGCACGATGTCGGCTTCGGTGGTCAGGCGAAGCAGCGCACCGTACTGGGCGACGGCGTCGACCAACATCCTGGTACCGAGCACGGTGTGGGTCCAGATCACTGCGGTGTTACAGGTCGGGCATTGGGTCGGGGTCATGCGGCTGGCCAGACGTTGTTGTTGGCCAGTGCGTCTTCGCCGGTTCGGGTGATGACCCAGATCTGGGCCATTGCGCCGCGTCTTGTCATTCGGCGGCCGTCGGTGGATGTGACGAGTCCTTTGCGGGCGAGTTCGAGGCGGCGTTTGCCGGCTGAGTCGGCACGGAGGCCACACATGCGTTCATAGTCGTCGTCGATCAGGCCGTAGATGCCGACCTGGTTGAGGCAGCGGAGCACCTGGAGCTGCATCTCGGTGAGCCGGTTGTGGCTGAGTGATCGGCCGGCGGCGATGGCGGTGGGCCGGTCGTGGGTGCGGTGGCGGTCTTCGACTCGCATTGAGGGTGGGATGATGAGCCAGCCGCCGCCGGGGAACTCGACCTCGGCGCGTCCGTCGGCGTAGATGCGGCGGACCTGGCCGGGGATTAGCTGGCCGTGGTACTCGATGAGGCATGTGTGCTGGTCGGTCATGATGCTGCCCGGCTGTGCGTGGTGTGTGGGGCGAGTGTTGCGGCGACGTGGCCGGCGGCGGATGAGCGCCAGTTGAGGCCCTCGATGATTCGGTGGAGCCAGCGGTGCGGGTCTGCTGGGGGTCGGGTCCAGGCGATCTCGGCGACGAGTTCGCCGGCGTGGAGGATGTCGTGGCGGCCAGGGGTTGTTTCGGGGCCGAGTGCCCATTGGGCTGGTGGTGTGTCCTGGTGGAGGCCGTTGAGTCCGTCCTGAACGCGGGCCATGGTCAGTGTTGGGTGGGTGAGATCTCGGATCCAGATGAGTTCGGCGACGGTGGTGGTGCCGTAGGCGATCAGCCAGGCGTCGGGGGTGGAGGTGCGCACTGTCCATGTGTGGTTCATTGGGCGGGCCTTTGGGTCTGGGTGATCTGGACGCGGATCATCAGGGGTGTCATTGCGACTCGTGCGGTGAGGGGTGCGTGACCGTTGGCGCGCAGTTGGCCGTACGCGGCGCGGACGCGGGGCATGTCGTGGGCGGCGATGTGCCGGACACGGTTGTCGGCTCGCCGGTGATGGCCGGCTGGGAGTGCGTAAATCGCTGTGGTGTGGTGGGGTTGGTGGTGCGTGTCTGGCCGCGGCTCGACCGGCGTGGGGACGTCGGGAACCGCGGCCTGCGCAGTGGCTCGGGGAAGCCGCTGCGCGATCATGAGCTGTTCCGGCGGGTGCGGGCTGCAGCTGCAAGCTGTGAACAGATCGTGATCCCGAGGTCGTGGACCGGGGTGGCCTGGTCTGGGCGGCGCAATGTGGCGACGAGGAGTGCCCATTCGACGTCGGTGAGCGCCAGGGTGTATTCGTGGCGTCCTTGGGTGTCCTGGTCGTAGACGCGGTCGGGGGTTGGGACTGGGCGGAGGAGCCGCATGTTCGATCCGGGTTCGATGATCGGTCGGCGGAGGTTCGTGGGGTGCATGGTGCTCACTCGGTGGCCTGGGTGTCAGTGGGGATCGCGACGGGTGTGCGTTCGGTGGCGGTGGCTCGCCGGTTGTGTGTCTGGCGGACGTGTTGCTCGATCTTGATGCCGGGGACCTGGTCGGTCGTCAAGACATGCCAGTCGCAGCTGAGACACATCAGCCCGGTCACGGACCGGCCCCGGGCGCTGGCGGTGGCCGGTCGGTAAGCCGTGGCAACGGCCGGCGCTGGGGTAACCGGCTCCGAGGGTTGAGGTGTGGGTGCAGGCGTGAGGCCGAGCCGGGCGACTCGCGAGGACCAGTTCTTCGTCGTTGATTCGGGGACTCCGAACTCGGCAGCGAGACCGGACGCCAGCGGAATCCCGTCGGCTTTGAGGACGGCGATCACCTCGGCGACCTCTTGCCAGTCCGGGGTGGATGCCCCGGTGCGGGACCGGCGCTTCGGCTGCGGCCCGACGGGGTCGAAGGCTGGCGGCGAGTCGGGTGCGGCTGGGGGTGAGTCGGGCTGTTCTGTGTCGACCGGTTCGGAGTGATCGTGACCGGCCTCGACCAGCCCGGCCCGGACGCCCGGGATGACCGACATGACATCGTCGGTCGTGATCTCTGCCGGTGTTGGGGTGTGGGTGATGTGTTCGCGGGCCTCGGTGATCGCTGCGATCGCGATTTCGAGGCGACGGATCCGCCAGCGGAGATCTCGGCGTTGCTCGTCGAGGGTCACGATCACGGAGGTGAGCGTTTCGGCGGGGCTCATGATGCTTCCACCCAGTCGGCCATTGCTGCGGGTAACCAGCGCAGTGCGTCAGCGACCTCGTCAGAGAGCATTTCCGTGTCGATAGGTGAGATGCCGGCGGCGATTGCTGCGTCGAGTGCCCGTTCGATGATCGCTGCGAGGGCAGCGTGCACGAGGTCGGGGTTCGTGTTCGCGGCAGCTTCGACGGCTTGCCACGACCTCTTGAAGTGCTGGCCGGGAAGAACGATGACCCGGTGGGTGATGTAACCGGTGTCGGGGCGGCCCTGGACGATCCATGGGGCGCCCAATGGGTCGATGATCAGCTTGCTCGATTCGGGGCTGCTCATCGGTGGCACCAGACCCGGGTGCGGCGGGTCACCCATGGCTGCCAGCCGCACCCCATCTGGGTTTCGGCCATCGTGAACAACGCCCGGCCGACCGTCAGGTTCGTGACCGGATCCCAGAGCCGGGTGAAGTCGGCGTCGACGAGCGGGCTCACCCAGGCTCGGTGTGCCTTCATGTTCAGCTGCAGCAGCCCGTAGGAACGGTCGCGGCCGCGACCGTTGTAGACGGTCGGGTCGCAGCGCGATTCGCGCCACATGATCGCATCCAGGATCGGCCATTGCTCCGGTGACCATCCGGCAGTGAGGGCCTCATCGAACCATTGACCGCATTTCGAGCCGGTGGGGGCATCAGCGTCCGCTGCCGGCGGTGGGGGCGGCGGGTCGCACTGGGCGACAGCTGGGAGCAGCGACATCATCACGACTGCGAGGCGCATCATGACGGGACCTCGAGGTGGTCGAGGAACAGCCACGCTGCGAGCAGCACCCCGGAGACCACGACCAGGGTGATCCCAGCTTCTCGGGCGGAGGCGTCCAGGCCCTGCCAGAGCCATGCGGTGATCAGCCAACCACCGGCGACCGATCCGGCGAGCCGGGCGATCCATCGGGTGAGCGTCATGACAGCACCTCGTGCGGTGCGGCCTGCTCGGCTGCTGACACGCTGGGGACCTCAGGATCGACGCCCCGCATGATGTCGAGCAGCGAGATCGTCAAGAGTCGCAGCTCGTCCCGGGTGAGGAACAGCGACACATCGCCCAACCGGATGTGCATCCGGCCCGAGACTTCGTGCGAATCGCGACGCGCTACGGGCTGGCATTCCTGCCCGACGCTCGACACCGCCATCCTCATGACGCCACCGACCTGATCGGGGCCTCGGTGCCGGCGGCGTACCGTTGCAGTTCGGCCCGCCCGTAGCGGCGCTCCGTGAACCCGGGCAATGTCCGCAACCAGCCAGCAGCAGTGAGCCGCTGCACCGTCGAGCGGGACACGCCGAGCACCGCAGCAGCCTCGGCAGCTGTCAGGACCAGCTTGTCAGCACTCATGCTGCACCAGCCATCTCGGCAGGCTGCGCCGGCAACGGCCACAGCTCTGCAGCTGAGACCTGCAACGCCGCAGCGATCGCGAATTTCAGAAAGTCGCGAGGGTTGATGCTCCCGGACTCGACACGGTGAATGGTGGCCTCGGTCGTGCCCACGGTGCTGGCCAGCTCTTGGCGTGACAGACCACGAACGCAACGAGTCTCCTGGACCCGTGCCCCGCAATCGATCGCCCACTTGCTCGCCAGACGTCGGTACTGATCGAGCCCCAATTGGTGACCTTCGGCTCTGTTCATGTGTCGCAGTATCGCGCAAATCAGCGGGAATGTGCAAGATGTAAGCAAGACTTACGGCATAAGTACAGATGATGTGTGAATATTGCGCCATGCCTGCCAAATATCCCCACGTCAACGAGGCAGTGAGGGCTGCTGTCGATCATCGCGAAGTGTCCGTCAGAGACCTGGCGGCGATGATCGGGGTGCACCCTGGGACCGTTTACCGCTGGCTGGCCGGCGACGACTCGCCACATCCGAAGCTGTGGCCTGCGATCGAAACGGCGCTCGGAGTCACCCTTCGTGCTTTCGCTGAGGTCGCATGGCACGCTGACGTCATCGAGCTGAGAACTCGACTCTCTGCGCTTGAGGCTCGAATGGCAGAGCTTGAACGGACAGCACGGCCGGTGTTGCGGGCCGCGCAGGGTCCGGCTGGGTCGCACCTGACTGCGATCGTTGTCCCGGTGTCAGGACCGCAGCCCGACCCGGCCGATCCTGACGACCACCACACCTAACTATCGCGCACCCCCTTCCTATGGTGCGGAGATGACCTGGGATGTGTGGCACGACCTGGAAGCACGCAGTCACATCGAGCTGGCGTACGCGCTGCTGGCCGGCGGCGCCGAAGCGTTGATCGAGGACCTCGGCGGAGGTTGGCGGCGGATCACACTCGAAGCCCGGCTCGATCGGCGGGCGCGGCGCGCTGCGCTCGCCCACGAGCTGGTTCATGACGAACGCGGCCTGTTGTTCGATGCCAACACCCCGGCCGGGCTGGTGCAGACCGAGGAACGATCCGTCCAGGCCGAGGTGATCCGCCGCCTGGTCCCCCCTGATGCGCTCGGGGTTCTGCTCGCTCGATGCGCCGAGGGACACAGGTCGGTCGAATGCGCTGACGTCGCGAACGAGTTTGATGTTCCGGCGTCGATCGCTCTCGCTGCGCTTCGATCCCACGCCCGCCTGATGCACCCGTCATCGGCCCCCTTTCAGAGCGGCTACGGTGCCCGCACCCGACCAGAAAGACGCACACCATGAGCATGACCCCACCAACCCCAGCGCCCACCCCCGCACCCACCCCGCAGCCCTGCCCGGTCTGCGGTCAGGTCGGCACGCTGCGGTCTCAGCAGACCGAGCACATCACAAAGACCCGGGTGAAGTTCGGGGTGTTCTGGGTGCTGATCAGCCTCCTCAGCCTTGGGGTGGGGTTCGTGCTGTGGCTGGTTTGGCCACGCTCCAAGCGCGTCACCGGTGTCGACCGGTGGCTGGAATGCGGGAGCTGCCACGCCCGGATCTGACACCCGGGTCCGTCGCCTCACCGGGCGTGCTGGTGTTACAGGCCGGCGTATAGGTCGTCGTCAAGCCGGAGGATGTGGACCGTCAGCACCGGGCTGTTGAACACCATGAACACTGCACGGGTTCGGGCTGTCGGGATGTCGGCTGCCCGGATCGTGCGCCCGTTGCGCGGGTTGACGTAGACCGATGTGGTCACCATGTCTGCGTCGATCGATACCGCAGACACCCAGGCAAGCAGGGCATCCCACTTCTTGCCGTCCGGATGACGTTCAAGCCAGTCGAGAACCGTTGCGGTCGGGCCGACAGAGCGGCGAAGCATGTCGGCGAGTTCCGATCAGGCCGGGCGACGTAGCTTGAATTGCTCTACCCATTCGGCCGGCTGGGCGTGATCGTTGAGCACGTCCGCACCCATCTCGAACGCGTCGAAGAATGCGTCAGCATCAGCGAACACGCCTGCGGCAGCCATCTTGTCCACGTCGGCGTTCGCTGCGACGGCATGGCTGATCTCGCTGCTCGCCGGATTCTCGGTGACCACCCAGGGACCGCTCATGGTCGCATCCTACGCTTCCCGCAACCGGTCGGCCACATCAACTTGTGCATCAACGACAACCGTCCCGGCCGGCGGCGATCTGTCAGGCGAGCCGGTCGGCCAGGATTTGTGCTGCTTTGGCGTCCTGGCCCTCGATGACATGGCCGTAGATCGCGAGGGTGGTGCGCGGGTTCGCGTGCCCGAGCCGTTTCGCGACGGTGACCACATCGAGGCCGGCGGCGAGCAGCTCGCTCGCTGCACCGTGACGGAGATCGTGCAGTCGGATGACGGGGCTGTGCACCAGACGGCCGGTGGCGCCCTTGCGGGTCGTGACCAGCCCGGCCCGGGTGCACAGGCGGGCGAACAGCTGGGTGGCGACATCTGGCCGCCATGGCATCCCGGAATCCGCTGCGCTCGAGATGAGCCACGGGTCAGAAGCGATCGTCACGCCACACTGCAACGCCCGTTCGCGTTGCGAGCGCTGCCACCGGCTGATCATCCGAAGTGTCACGTCGTCGATCGTGACCCACCGGTCGCGGCCGGTCTTGGTCCCCTTGACCTGCCGGTCACGTTCGATCGATGCCGAGATCAGCACCCGGCCAGCCACAATCGATGACCATCGGATAGCGAGGACCTCACCACGTCGTGCCCCTGTGCACATGTGGAGGCGCAGCCAGAGGGCGTGCATCGGGTTCGCTGCTGCTGCTGCGATCAGCTCCTGGACCTGATCGGGTGTCGGGGCTGTGGCCCGGGACCGGGGCTGGGCCGGCGGGCGGGCGAGCCGGAACGGGTTCCGGTCGATCTCGCCGAACCGTTCCAACGCCGAGCATGATGCTCGGAGCACATCGTGCATGTTCCGGATCGTGACCACTCCAACGCCGGCGGCAACGAGACCCGCATAAAACGCCTCGACATCCTGCGGGCGGATCTTCGCTACCGGCCGGGCCCGCCACGAGCTGGGGAGGTGGCGCAGCACTGCGGTGGCCTTGTCGACTGTTTGGCGGGCGAGACGGCCACTCGTCAGGTAGGCGTCGAGCGCACGGCCGAGCGGGGTCGCTGATGGGCGTGCCCCATGCGCGACTGAGTTGACGAGTTCGGCGAGGCGGAGTTCAGCGGTGCGGCGGGACCCGTGGATGGTCTCCACGATGGTGCGGCGTCGGCCGTTGTCATCGAACCCGGCAGCAACACGCAGCTGCCAGCCGCCTGATTTGAGATGTCGAATCGATCCGGCCATGTGCCCTCCAGGTGGTGCGTTTTGGTGGATGGTGGATCATCACAGGGGGGTGTTGCGCAGTGAGTGTGGATGGAAGTGTGGATGGCGTGCCCCTTGGAACGATCAGAGGCCCTGTCCGAGAGTCGGACAGGGCCTCTGATCAGGTGCTTTGTGGTGGGCGATACGGGGCTCGAACCCATGACCTCTACGGTGTGAACCTGTTCGAACACTGCCCCGAAACGCCCTATAACGCTCTGACCTGGGATGACCCGGTCAGCACGCTACCCGATTTTGCATCACCCGTGGTGGCAAGTGTGGATGGCCGGTGGATGGCCGGTGGACGGCCATGAGGCTCTGCACCAGTGGAGGTCACTGCTGTCGTGGGGTGAAAACGGCAGCAGGCCCCGCCCGTGTGACGGGGCGGGGCCTGCTCGGCGGCGGACCGGGTTGTCATATCCCGTGGCATATTTGCCACAGCTTTAGGCGGCGGTCAGGCGAAGAAGACTTCGCCGACGATCGCTCCGGCGGTCACTGCGGTGGCGTCAGCGTCTGCTGACCCGGTGACTGTCGTGAGCCCGATCCCGGTCGAGAACGCGATACCGCCCTCGATGGCAAGCTGTGCCAGGCCGTTCGGGGGGATCGGGATCGTGCGGACCACTCCGGCGCCTGCTGTGGGTGCTGTGGCGGAGTTGTGGAGCTTGACGTACACCCAGCTGGCGGTGGTGTTCGCCAGCACCCAGCCGAGCACCCGTCCTGCGGCAGCCTTCACGATCGTCGGGTTCGTGGTGGCAGCTGCGACGACATGCGCGCCGCTGGCTGCCCCGGTGGCGTTCGCCCGGTACTGCACTCCGACATCACCGATGAGGTTGGTGCCAGCCGGCAACGCAAGGATCGAGCCGATCGCATTGGCCCCGGCTGGGATGGCGTTCACGAACGAAACCCCGATTGACTGGCCCGCCACGGTCTGGCCACGGCCGGCGGTGATCTCGGCGGTGAGCTCCATGTAGTCCTGCACCATCAGGTACTGGGCGGTCATCGTGGTTGTCGAGGCCGGGGCCGATGCCCCGTTGAGCCAGCGGAGACGGATCTTGTAGACCGCGTTCGGGTCAGGGATCTGCTGATGGCGACGCCACGAGTTCACACGCGCGTTCACGGCATCCAATGCCTGGCCGTGGAACCAGCATTCGTCGGCGAATGCTTCCAGCTCATACATCGAGCCGGCGGCCGATGTCGGGAACGCGACAGCGCCCGATGCGAGACGGGCCAGGCCACCGTTCTGGACCTCGTAGATTGCGGTGGTGGCAACGGTGCCATCGAACCGGATCGCGGCGGAATGCTTGCCGTCCGGCTGGCCGGTGGTGGTGTCGATCGAGACCAGCTCGACGTAGAACGCCTGGTTGGCGATCCGCTGCGACAACGTCAGGCCGATCGCGATCCGGCACGGCACCGTGAACGTCTCCTCGGACAGCACGAAGGTCTCAGCGTTCGCGACGATCCCGGACGTCATGATGAGCGTCCCAGCCGACTGGCTGATCGCCGCACCCGACCCGATCTGCGATTTCCACTTCGTGGCGTCGAGCGACGCGGCGGTGAACGAGTCACGGAACTTCTTCTGGACGGACCGGACCTGGTAGGCGTTGTCGGCCTCCGAGTAAGCCTTGTCGATGTTGAGGCCTGCTGGCATGTCACTCTCCTTCGGTGGCGGCCGTGGCCGGCTTGTTGGGGACCTGGTAGACGGCGAGCGCCCCGACAGCTGCGGCGGCGATAGCGATCCAGTCGTTCAGCGTTGCGGCGCCGTCAGCGGTGACGCTGACGGCCACTCCGAGGGCCGCTGAGATCGCTGCGAAGAACTTGGCGTGGTTCATGGGGTGCCTTTCGGGTCTGGGTCGATCGGGTCGAGGGCGACGCCGAGCTGGTGGGCGATGACACACATCGCTCGATGAGTCCATTCGCGGTGACGCGACTGCTGCTGCTCGAGCAGTGCGACGCGTTGGACCAGTGTTGGTTCGCCGGCGGCGACATGGTTCACGGCCCGGTTGACCTGGGCTACGTCGCGTTGGGTGCGACCGAGCCGGATGATCAGCAGCAGGATGCCGGCGAGCTGCACGACGAGAACGCCGAAGAACCCCCATGCACCATCAGATAGCCCGAGCATGTCAGGACACCCCGGCAGCGTTCAGCCGACCCCAACCACCATCGATCCAGGCAAGCACATCCCAGTCCCCGGCCTGGACGGCATCGTCGGCCGGGAGCTTCGCGAACGCCGCAACGTTCCGCCAGGCCGACAGGGTGCGGGGCCCGAACTGGCCGTCGGGCCGCCCGATCGGCTGCCCGGCTTTCTCGGCCATGATCTGCTGCAGCGCGAGCACTGCCGGGCCGGTCGCGCCCCGCCGGAGGACCGGGCGGACTGATCCGATGCGGAGCGGGACCGGGCGGCTATCAGCCCAGGCGTCCTCGGTGACCTCGATGTGGAGCCAGTCCCCCCACGGCTGACCCATTCCCTCGGCGTCAATCGCTTGCTGTTGCCATCCGGCGCGTGCGCCGACACGCACGGAGCGCCAGATCCGGCAGCCGCCATAGTCGTGCACGGCCTGAATCCCAAGATCGGCTGAGTGCTCGACCAGCCAGTCGCAGATCTCGACAGCGACTGAGCGTGGCAGCCCACGCCATGACAAATCGAGTGCGGCGCCCCACGAGTGCACGGACCAGACGGTCGCCGATCCTCGCATCCGGCGCACACCCCAGATCCCGAGACCTGTGGTGCCCTGCCAGCTGGTGGTGCAGTGCTCCTGGATCTTGACAAGGTTCGGTGATGACATCCGGAACCGTTGCATCGTCGCTGCTGGCAGTCGCGGCCAGTCGGTGAACTTGGCGGTGTTGATCATGTGGCCTTCCGGGGTCAGGTCTGGTCAGGTGGAGATCGGGAGCACCGCGAGGTGCACCTCGGTGAGCGTTGGGAGTGTCAGCCCGGCCGGCTGGCTGTTCGCCCATCGTGCGACCAGCCCGAATGTGTGTGCGCCCGGGACAGCGGTCCGGGCCACGATCGCTGAGGCTGGGGCGTTGAACTCGGTCGCAGCGAGCTGCTGCACGGTGCGGAGGGCGTTCGGGAGTGCGGGCACGCTCACCCCGTCGATCTGGACTGAGATCTCGACCGACGCTGACCGGTACGCGGCTGCGGTGGCAAGCCCGGACGGTCGGGCAGACCACAGCAGCAGATACCGGGTGCCGGTGGTGACCGTGAGTGTCGGGTATCCGGTCCCCGTGTTTCCCTGGTCATCTGTCCATGTCGCCGCGACGGGCCCCGCTTCGAACGCCCCGAATGACGACGGTGATGCTGCAGCGGTCTGCCATGCCGACCGGAGCCCGGACAGCCCGACACGGGGTGCGGTCTCAAGGACCCGGAGGCGGCGCTCGATCTCTGCTTGCCAACGGTCGTCTGGGCGGAGCTGCTCGCTCACAGGACCGCTCCGAGATCGACGCTGACCGTTTCGCGGCCGTCGGTCGGGACCTGGACCTGCCATCCAACAACACGGAACGCCCCACGGAACCCCGGCAGACCGTCGGTCTGGCGTGGGAAGTTGGCGTCGTCACCGATCTCGATGATCACGTCATCTCCGGCGATGAACTGGCCCAGCCCGCTTTCGGGGTCGTTGGCGTCGACCACCGCTTTCCAGAACGTTGGGGTGATCGCACGGGCGTTCACTCCGGCCCGGGCGTGCCCATCGAGCGTGGCTTGGACCGACACATCTTTCCAGCTGCCGACGGCCGAGGTGAGCGGCCACCCGGCGTCGACGAGATCCGTGCGGGTCTGTGTCGAGATACGCATGTCGGTGCCGTCGCCCGACCCGAGTGCCGAGAACACCCGGGCTGACCGTGTCCCGTCCTCGACCGCTTCGTAATCGAGCAGGTTCTTGCCGTGCACGAACGCGAGGCCGGTCGATCCGGCGATGCGACCGCGGCGCGGGTAGCCCAGGGTCAGTGTCTTCGTGCAGCCGGGCCCGACATCGATCCCGAAATCGAACCCGTTTTCGCACGCGGCGAGCTGCTCGACCGCTTCGCCGATCTGTTTCATTTCGTACGCGGCGTAGGTGCGATCCCTGAGCACGCCCGATGTTTCGGTCCCGACGGTCACCCCGATGTCAGCGCCGGTCACGGCCGCGGTAGCCGCTATCAGATCGCGGGCGATCTGCAACTGATCGACACCGGAGTAGGTGCGGGTCGTGCGCAAGTGTTGCGCCCGGAAAAACGACCAGAATGACGCCCCGGCGAGCCGGGCTGATCGCCCGTTACCCCGGGTCCGTGACCAGATGATCCCACCCCACACAATCACCCCGTCACGCTCGACGAACACTGCGGTGCGTTCCGGCTGGGTTGCTGCGGCGAGCAGTGCAGCCTGAGGCGTGGTGGTCGACCCCGACGACGCTGCGCGGGACACCAATGGCAACGTGGCCGAGAACTGGCCGGCACCGTTCAGGACCTCACCGAATGACACATCAGTGAGCGGCAACTCTGCCAGCGCAAGGTTCGTGCGCAAATCACGCGCCAGATACCGCCAGACCGCCATCAGGCAGGCGTGCTCGACGCCGGACCGATGTCCTCCACCAGGATTGAGGAACCGAAGCCGGAGGTCTGGTACGTGCCTGCCGACGCAATGTCGGTGGTGCCTTGCACCTTGAACGTGTAACTGCCAGCAGCGATACCGGTGAACTCGCCCGCCGAACTGATGGGGAATGAGTTGGACGCTGGGACAGAGTTGAAGGCTAGGTATTGGAGCAATGTCCCGGCTGCGTTCACCAGGGTCGTGGTGAACGTGCAGTTCGATGCCGGGGCCGTGGCTCGGGCGATGAGGACGTTCACCTTGTAGCGGCGGTTCGCTACTGCGGTGAATGTCGCGGACAAACCGATATCGACAAGTGTGTTCGATACCCCGGACGCTGCCGGCGTCACGGACGACCCCGTCGCAACACGACCCCAAGGCATGTTCCACGGCCGGCGGAACACGGCAGGTGTCGCGTACCATTGCAGCATCTCTTTGGTGTCGGTCTCGTAGATCAGATCGCCGTCATCGAGGCTGGCACCTGATGGCCGGGTCGTGGAGGTGCAGACCTGCACCCCGCCGAGGCTTGCTGCCCGGGTCCGGAGATCGGTGATCGCGGCGGTCGTCACTGAGGTGACCCCGGCAGCGACCGTGACGCGAGCCAACACCAGCGCGTTTGCCGGTGGGGTCGGATCACTCGGTGATGCTGCGGCGGTCCCGGCGATCACAGCGAGACGGGCGTCTGAGACAGCACCTGAATAGTTGAGATCGCGGACCTGGGCGACGATCAGATCGCGACGAGGGTTCGTCGGGTCCGCTGCGCCGATCGTCAGGTTCACGGTCGCGTCGTTGAAGAAGCTGTAGACCCCCTGCCCGAGCGACGCGGTTTCGGTCCCACGGATGAACGCCCGGCCGGCGGCCACGTTCACCGACATGTTCGGGGTCCCGTTCTGGGCGACAGCGAGATCGCCCGAGCCGGTCACACCATGGCCGCCACCGGCGGTCAGGATCTGCACCGCCGGGGACACAGCAGCGACGGGTGCGCCCAGCAGGCCCGCCTGCGCGTTCCGGGCGACTGTCGCCGGGTGGGATTGCCCTTGCACCGACCATGGCAATGTCTCGACCGTCATGATTCTCCCCTCATAGCCATGCGTCGCGGTATGCGACCTGGCACGTTCCGGAACCGCTCGCCGCACCGAACCGCAGAGCGTTCGCTCCCGGCTCAAGCGTCCACCACTGCGACGACGACGACAGCCACGAATAGCGGCTCGTTGTGCCGTTCAGCAGCACCGTGCGCGCCGCACTATCGATCACCACTGTCTCACCCGCTGCCAGCGTCGCCCCCGACAACGACAACGTGCGGGACTGCGCTGTGTGCTCCACGGTCGGGGCGACTAGCGGCCCGGTGAACGTGATCACCCATGGGGTATCGATCGTGCCGTCATTCGTCGCGGCGATCGCTCCCCCGGCGCCGGCGGCGCCGAACACGAACGGTGCAGCAGCCGGGAACGTCAGGCCACCCGACAACGTCGGTAACGCAGCCGACAGGCTCTTCGCTGCCGCGGCATAGATGCGAGGGTCGGTCGCCAAGAACCGGGCTTCGGTCGGCAACGTCGGGGCGAGCTGCGATGACGCTGCCCGAGGCTTTCCGAACAGCTGATAGCGGACGCCGTCGTCTTCCATCCAGACGAGCGGAACGACAGCGGTCGAGGTCAACGGTCGGAATGCCCCGGCGAGCAGCCGGCGTGCTGCCTGCTCCGCAGCGTCGGTCGATGGTCTCACGAGCACATCGATCGTGATCGGGCGTTCGCCAAGCCAGTCCTCTCCGGCGCTGACGCCATGCTGGCCGGAGCGGGCCTGGTCGCCAGGTCTGACGACCGGGGCGGCCCACGGGTTGAACCCGCGCACGACATAGCTGGTGCCGGCGCCGAGCAGCAGACCCTGCATCTCGATCTGCCAGGCGCTTGTGATCAGGTCGCCTGCGCTCATCCTGCGAGCCTCCACATGCCTTCGTCGAGGAACGACTTGGCGTCGGGGGTGCTGACGGTCATGCCGTTGATCACGGTCCCACCAGTCGACCGTGATCCGCTGATCACATCACCGAGAACCTGCATCTGGTCGCGGGTGAACACCACCTCGCCAGAGCGGAGCAGCGCCAGGGTTTCGCGGCCGGACCCGCCGGGGACCACACCACCCGAATGGAACTTGGGGATGTTCGGGATGTCCGGCGGGTTGATCTTGATGCCGTCGGAGAACGGGACCGGGATCGTGAACTCGAACAGGCGGTTCATCTTGTCGATCAGGTTCGTGTTGATGAACCCGATGATCGAGTTCACGAACTTCTTCGCGATGTCGGTTGCTTGGGTCAGCAGGGTCTCGACTCCGTCGCCGACCCCGTTGATGATCGCTGACCCGAGGTTCTTGCCCATCGTCGCGAAATTGGTGACTAGCTCGCCGATCTTGCCGGGGATGCCGGTCACGAACCCGACGATGTCGGTGATGGCGGTACTGACGGTGGTCTTGATGCCAGACCATGCGGTGGACGCTGCACCTGTGATCCCTGACCAGATTGTGCTGGCAGCCGACCCGATCTTGCCGGGGATCCCGGTCACGAACCCGACGACCGCGTCGATCGCTGTGCTGACCGCGGTCTTGATGCCATTCCACGCGGCTGACACCCCGGCCGTGATGCCATCCCAGATCGCGCTCGCAGCACCAGTGATGACCGAAGCAGCTCCGGAGATGACCAGCCCGATCGCTTTGATCGCTGTCTCGATATAGACCTTGATGCCGTCCCAGATGCCGGACACGATGTCTTTGATGCCGTTCCATACCCCGGACCAGTCGCCCGTGATCAGGTCTGTGACGGTCTTGATGATCCCTCGGATGACCTCGATCGTCGCTCCGATCAGGTCACGGATCGCGGGCCACGCGAAGTTGACGACGGCCATGATCTTGTCGCCCCACTTGGCCCAGGCATCCTGGACGAACGTGACGAACCCGGAGATCCCTTCACGGATCTTGTCGACAGCGGTCATGATGACCGCTTTGATCGCCGGCCAGTGCTCGCGCACCCAGTCCCGCACGACTGCCATCGCTGCCGGGAGATTCTTCCCGAGCCATTCGGCGGCGGTCGTGATGTACGGCAGCAGCCCCTGCAGCGCCGGATACAGCTCAGTGACCAGGGTCTCTTTCAGGGTGGAGATCGCAGCCCGGGTGCCGTTCTGCTGCTTGATGGCATCCATCGACCCGTTCGCCCAGGCCTTCTGGGCGTCACCTGATTTGCCCATGATCAGCTGCTGGGTGGCGAGCGCCTTGGCCTGCTCGAGCGCTGCGCCGGTCAGCTTGTCCTGACCGTTCGCTGCCAGCTGGGCCTGCACGTCGGCCTCCGAGATCGACACGCCCAGCTCTTTCAGGCCGTCACGCTCCCCGAGCATTGCTTTGGTGATGATGCCGGCGACATCTGCGGCGCTGCGCGTCCCGCCGGTCCATGCCGACAACGCACCCGACAGATCGAGCATGTTTTCCGACATCCCGGCCGCTTGAGTGGCTGAGAACCCCATCGGCTTCAAGAGATCGGCGACACCGGCCGCGGTGCCGACCAGCTCTTTCTGGGTCATTCCCAACGACTTCGCGTTTACGGTCGCCCAGGCCTGCACCGAACCGAGCGACCCTTCGAACACCGTCGCTGACTTCTTGCCCATCGCTTCCAGAGCGGCGCCCTGCTCCAGGATCTTCGGGCCCAACACCACCGCTGCAGCGCCGACCGAAGCGACAGCGGACCCGGTGACGACGGCTGCCATCCCGATCCCCGATGCCATCCGCCCGAACGCCGACCCCATCCGGGAGGCGGTGCTCCCGGTCGCCGATGACAGCCCGGCCTGATCGTTCTTGAGTCGCCCGATCTTGTCCTGAATGTCGGAGATGTCAGCGACGTAGCGCACTTTTTCGACGAACTCGTCAGCCACGCTGCACCTCCTTTCGGGTCGAACCCCATGCAGCGGCCTCGGCGGACTGCAGCTCCGCCTCAGCGGACCGTGCCCGGCTCGACACCTGCCCTCTGCGATCGTTGTCGTTCTCTTCCTGACGCACTGACAGGTATGCCAGCATCAGGATCAGCTGCTCGTCTGGGAGGCCGGATGGCAGCTCGGCCGGGAACCGGCCCAGCTCGTAGCAGACGTGATACAGCGCGAGGAGATCCGGGTTCGCTCTTAGAGCGCTTTTCCCAGATCGACATCCCCGCCACCATCAGCGGCCGCGGTGAACAGCTGCTGGAGATGCTCGAGCAACACAGCGATGTCGCCATCAGCGAAGCTGTTCATGACCTGCGCCGCCTCATCGAAGGACCGCAGCAACGGGACCCCCGCATCATCGACCATCGCGAACCGCAACACTCCAACCATGACTTGAGCGTTGAAGTCGAGGTCGGTGCCGGCAGCAGCAATGATCCGGGTGAGTTCAGCCCGGTTCGGGCGTCGCAGCGACACGGTCTCACCGATCACTGGAAGATCGACACGCACAATTTCCGGGTGGACCGCAGACGCGATCAGCCGGTCAAGTTTGGCCCGATCCAACATCAGTAGGCCACAGCGTCGGAGGTCTTCGACACGATGGTGACGAACGCCCCCGAGTCCTTGCGGATCACGCCTTCACGTTCGATGTACATCGTCTCGCCGTCCGGGTTCAACGCCGTGTACGGCGCGTCTTTCCAGTCGATCACCGGGCACGAGATCGACAACGTCCGCTGGTTCGTGGTCGCCAGCCCGTTATCGAACACGACCGCCCAGGATCCGCCCTGGAAGAAGTTCTTCGCGGCTGCGGTGCCTGATGTCGAGCCGTAGATGATTTTCCGGTACTCGGTCGCGGCAGCAGCGTCGAGCAATTGCTTGATCTTGACCTTCCCGGTCAGTTCCAGCTTCAACGCGTCAGCGCGGGTGACCTTGGAGAGCCGGATGTCGTCATCGAGCTTCCATTCGAGATCGACCGACCATGACTGCACGTTCGTCGCGGCCGACCCGTCGACCGTGTAGGTCGCCTCGGTGGCCCGATACGGACCGCCAGGCGATGTTCCCGACACCCCGGTCTCGTAGGTCGGGGTTGCTGCTGTGCTCTGCCATCCCGGGGTGAGTGCCATCCAGCCGAACTGGGTCATCAGGTCGCCGTTGCCGTCGGTTGACAACGACAACGAGGTCAGCAACGCGTCGGTGTACCGCTCGATGATGTCGCCGGACACACCGGCGGCCTGCTCGACCGTCAGCCACGTGTTCGCCTCAGCTGGGGTGGCCGTGTGATCCCACAACGACCCGGACGCCACCGACGCATCGGCGCCGAGGAACCATGCGACGAGCTGTGCCAGCGTCTTCGGGCGGGCCGCCATCCCGAACGCGCCCGACGGATCGTGCTTCGTTTTCATGGTCCGGTTCACATAGGTGCCCGTCCCGGCCTGGCGGACATCGTCGCCATCCTGGCCGGCCGACAGATCGATCGACCCCTGATAGGGCACGAACAACGTCGGGACGACCCCGGTGCCCTTGACTGTCTGCTTCGCCAGCCCCAGATAATGGGAGAGCGAAGAGCTGGCGCGCGGGTAGGCGTGACGCAACAGCGTCGCGTGCACCGCGGTCCGGCCTCTCAGTGGCTGCGTGCGGTCCATGGTCATCCCTCCTGTGCGGCCTGCGCCGCGATTGCCGTGTCCGCCGCCCAATCATCGGACCACGGGACTGTGGGGTGTTCAGGTGCTTCGAGCTGCTCGCTCGACACCCAGATCTCGTCGCCATACGCGACGATGCCCTGATCGGGCACAAAGACGGTCTGTACGTCGACCCATCGGGCACGACGGGGCCCGGCGATCGGTGGTTCTGCTGCTTGCTTCGGCACGTGCACTCCTACGGGGTCGAGACCGTGGTCACGGTCTTAGTGATGGCGACATAGCTGGCGCCGATACCGGCGAACGCAGCCCGGTTCTCTGGGGCGATCGCCCACTCACACGGCGCGGTGCGGATCGCCGCACCGCCGAGCGTCTCATCGAGATCGATGGCATCGCAGACCGACACCGCCAGGTTGCGCAGCGTCAGGACCGAATCCCCGTCATCGCTGAGACCTGCCACCCCGTGGATGCTGTAACGCCACACACGCTCGATGCTTCCGCCGGGGCGTTGCACCAGCTTGCGGGCCGACATCGTCGGGCCGGTGATCCACCAGGCGCGCAGCGTGGCCGATCCGGCAATGGTTGACACCAGCATCTGCCGGAGATCCCGACGCGAGAACACATCATGTTCCCAGACCAGCCCGACATCGGACACGGACTGGATCCGGGTCACGATCCGGGCGGTGACCGCCGAGACATCAGCCGATGCCATCGCCGCCACCGAGTTCGGTGATGCGCTTCAACGTCCGGCGGGCGATGTCCTGTTGCGCCCCCGAGTCGTAGACAGCCTGGCGTGCTTTGCGGACCACCCATCGGCCACGGGTACCGCGCTCACCGACCGTTTTTGCGGCCTTGGCAGCATCATGCCCGCTGGTAGACCGTTTCTGGATTGACCGCACCGGTGGCGGTGCGCCTGGGTGACGGCCGCGTTCGAGGATCGCGCCGAGCGGCGACTTCGAGCCGACCAGGACGGACTGGCCGACCCCCAGGTCTGACACTGCCATCGACGCTGCGTAATCGGCTGTGCGTGCCCCCTGTTGGGCGTGACGCAACCATTCGCTGCCCATCTCGAGCAGACCGTCATGCGCCATCTGCTCGCACCGGTGGAGAGACTGCTCCAATGCCCGATGCAATGCGGGGGACACCACAATCTTTACGTCCACGGAACACCTCGAGGGTCGGTCGCTGATGCCGTGCTGGCCAGCCGCTTCGCTGCGCTGCCCATCGGAGCGGACCGCACCTGCCGGGACCCTGACTGCTGCCCCGGAGAGACCGACCCGAGACCGATGAACGTGTGATAGATGACCCGCTGGGCTGCGGCAGCATCCAAGAACATGCGGGCCCGATCAGACCCTGACACGAAATCAGTGGGCATTGCCCCCTGACGGTCCCGTGCTGCTTCGGCGGACAGAGCCGTCAGGACCATCGCAGCGGCGAGCGATGTGACGGCGTTGAACCCGATCGATCCGATCAGGTCATCGGCTGCTGTCGCCGTCGGCGTCGGCCATGCCGATGTGAACATGATCCGGCATGTCTCGCCAGCCACACCAGCAGCGATCAGGATCCTGGCGACCGCTGCGTTCGCCGGATCGCGTGTCGCTGACCAGTCACCGTCGGCGAGCGGACGAGGGTCAGCGAGCCCGGCCGGGGCCTCGATCCGCTGCACGGTCGAGAACCCCTCGATCCAGCCCTGAGCCTCGGTCGGGAATGGCAGAAAACGGGCAGACGCTGTGACATCGACAGCGGCCATCCGCGGTCGATCGATGGAGAACTGGGCGATGGCCGGCTTGACACCGACCTCTGCCACCAGCGTGGCGTCCACATCGATGGCCCCGCTGTCACGCAGCAGCAGCTGCGTGCGCGAGGTCCACGCCACGAGCGTCTGCCCCACTGGTCACACCACGTCGATCGGGGCGCCGCCATGAGCCAGCAAAGCGCCAGCCATAGCGTCGATCTCGGTCCCGGCAGCAAACGTGCACAGCTGCGAACCGACCATCGCCGAGAACGCCACACGAGCGACATACTGCTTCCCGGGCTCCGGGGCGGGTACCTCGGCGACCTCTTCGGGCGTCGTGGCGACCTCGGCGACCTCGACGACCTCTTCGGGCGTCGTGGCGACCTCGGCGACCTCGGTGACTGCTGGATCCACTGCGCTGGGATCCTCTGTCATGACTTTCCTGGCCATTGTGACCTCCTTCGGGTCGAGGTGTGCCGACCCCCGCCTGGAGACGAGGGCCGGCACGAACGGGTGGGTCAGGCGTGCTCGATCACGACGGCGCGCTTCACCAGCGCAGCGTCGCTGTTGGCGAGCGAGTCGGTCGGGACAGCGAAGTCGCCGGTCCACGCCCACGAACTCGACACGACCTGCTGCAGGCGGTCCTGCGGGGGACGCACGATGAGTGCGACCTGGATCCCGGAGGTTCCGGCGTCGATGACGCTGATGCCGGGCACGTCCTGCACCCCGGTGCCGTCGAGCATCATGCCCTGCGACTCCAGCGGCATCGCGATCAGCGAACCGCCACCCAACACGATCGGGCGGCGGGCGAGCGTCACCGTCATCGAGTCACCAGTCACGGTCGGGACCTCGTTGTTGAGTAGGAACTCGACGCCGCCGAAGATGGTCAGGCGACCGTTGGCGTAGGTGTCCGACGGACCCTGCGACTGGAACGCCTGGCGGAACTCGGTGTCCGAGAGCAGCTGACGCATCGTGAACGGGTCGACGTGTGCCTGATAGTTACCCGACGGCAACGGCGGCACGTTCATGTTACGAAGCCGGGCGACGGCGTCGAAGAACAAGCCGACCGTGGCGGTGTCCGTGCTGATGAGGTTGTAAGCGCTGGCCCGGGCGTTCGGGCGGATCGACGTCGGGGCGTTCGCCGCGATGATCGCTGCACCGAGCGTGTCGACGCTGGCCGTGCCGAGCGTCAGACGGCGGTTCGTTGTATCGACACCGGTCACGGTATTCGCGACACCGGCGATCGTGATCGTCAGCGGGTTCGACGCCGAGACGGCGGTCGGGACACCGTTGACGAGAACGGTGCCGAACCCGTCCACGGTCTGCACATCGACCGTGGTGTTCGAAGCGCCATCAGCGGTCCGGACCCAGGTGCGGCCGCCGGCGTACGCGGCGTACAGCCGGTTGCGGGCGATCCGGTTCAGGGACTGGCCGGCGTTGATGCCGAGCGTCTGCACGTCCTGCACGAACTTTGAGGCCTGAGCGACGCTCGACCCCAACATGTTCGTGTCGATCGAGTTGCCGTACTGGTCGAGCACGCCGGAGAACTGCTCGACCGAGTAGCTGTCAGCCGATGCGATGTCGCCGGTCAGAGCGGTCGTCTGCGGGGTGAGCAGACCGGTGCGGGTCCGGGTGACACGCTGACCCTTCTGGCCCGGGACCTGCTCGAGATCGGCAGCTCGCGGGAACAGGAAGTCGGGGATCAACGCATTGTCGAACGCTGCCTCGAGCAGGCCGTCCTGGATGATGGCCCGGATAGCGGCCGGCAGCAGCGTGTTGACTGCGTGACGGTCGAAACTGGCACGCACAGCAGTGCGGCGAATGATGGTGGTGTTCATGATGGTGATGTCTCCTGCGAGTAGGTGAAGGTGATGTGCTCCGGCTGCAGCTCGGCGAGCTGCTCAAGCCAGATCGCCATGGACTGCTCCACAGCGGTGACCGCTGCGCACACCGACGGATCGGCGTGCCCGGCGATTCTCAGCAGCCAGACTCCGTGGCTCTCGACAACCGACGCCCGAATCATGCGCGGGGACGGACGCCGAACTTGGCGAGCTCAGATTCCAACTGCTTGCGGTCCCGCAGATCGGCTGGGGCGTCGCGCCTCGAACCCTGATCGGCAGAGCCTGTGTTTCCCGCCTTCGCAGCGAGGTAGGGCCGCTCTTTCAACAGCCCATCGACGACCGCCTGGACGGTGTCGTCGGTGACAGCCCCCTGAGCATCGCGCTCCAGGCTGTCGAGATCGAGGAATGCTGCAGCGTCAGCCGGGTTGGCGAGTCGGCCTGCAGCTTTGGCGAGCACTCGGGCGGACAGCATCTGGCGTTCCGCCGCGGCGATCCGGCTCGCGGCGTTGGCTTCGACCTCGGTGCGGATTTCCGCCTCACGGGCAGCGATGCGCTCATTGAACGCCTTTTCGTCGGCGGTCATCGATTGAACCCGGAGCGCTTCCAGCTCAGATTTGGTGCGGGCTGCTTCATCCGTCGCGGCTTTGGCCGCTCGCTCGGCATCCTTACGGGCCCGGCGCTCAGCGTCGAGCGCAGCTTTCCCGGCGGCGCCGAGATCCCCGCTGCTGTCACCGGTGTCGCCGCTGGAATCGTCGTCCTGGTGTCGGAACATGCACTTGATGATTTGGGTGTGGCGTGTGGGTGCCATCGCAGCACCTTTCTGTGGTGAGCGCTGCCATCGCGGCGGCGACATCATGTGAGGCGTCACAGGGCCTCGAAATGGGTTCCGGCCGGATACAGCACCGGGCCGAGTTCGCCATGGTCGTGCACCGCGGTGAGCCGCTCAAGTCGGCCTGATTGCACGGCACGGAGTTGCCCACGGGCACGATCGAGCTGGGCGGACCGTCGGTCGGCTTTGGCTGCCCACTCATCTGCACGCTTGGCGTAGCGGGTCTCGGCGATCTGGTCGGTGGTGGTGCGAGCCTGCTCGGCCCAGTGCACGGCCTTGGCCTGATAGGTCTGGACCACATCACCGGTGTCAGCGATATAGCGTCGGAGCGATATTTCGTCAATGACCCCGTCGGCCTTGAGTCGGGCCAACGTGGTCCGATCGATCACCTGGCCTGGGTCTTTCGTGCCGATGATCGGGGCGGTCGTGCATCCGCACCTGGTGTGGAGCGGCATCAGGTCGGTGACGTGATAGCGCTGGGTTGCAGCCAGCAGACAAAACGAGCAGGCGGAGCTGTCCGGCAACCGCCGGTAGCCGACGACTCGCGGTTCGGCTTGCATCGCTGTCGAGGTCGCTGCCCGGGCGGCGAGCATCGGATCGGTTGATGCGATCTGCTCGAGGCGTCGCCGTCCAAGGTCACGAGCAACGGGGAACGGTCGGCCGGCAGCCAACGCGGTGCGCATCGTGACGATCGGCTTGGCGAGCACATCTACCGCGAGAAGCCCTCTTGGTGTCAGGAACGCTTCCGGTGTGAAGGTCCCTGGGACTGCAGCGGTGCCGGTGGCGGCACCGACGTACATCGCCGTGTAGGTCGTCGCTGCGGCAGCGGCGCTTGACACTGCACCATTCAAGATCGGTGCGGCAGCTGCGGCGAAGCGGGCTTCGGTCAGCGAGGTCGGGTCCGTGACCAGCGCAGCCCATAACCGGTCGAGCGTGATGATTGTCCGATCACGGATCGCTAAGAGCTGCCCCTGATGGCGGCGGGCAAGAGCGACGAGCTGCTCTTCCGTGGCCTGCATCACAGGACCTGAGCTGGCTGCTCCTGGACACCGCCGGCGGCGGATGCCACACCCGATCCGCCCGGGGTCACTGCCGGTGATGCCAGCAGCTGCTGCAACGCGTCATCGACGCGCATCAACTTGAACCGCTCGATCTGTTGCGGCGTGAACCCGAGCAGCTCCCAGAGTTGCTGCACCGGGACATCGAGGCTCTTCATCTTCATCACGGCATCGACGTGTTCGGACTCGGTGCGAGATTCCGGGTCTGCCCACACCGTCGAGATCGTGGTCCCGACCGGCAGTTCCCGGCCCTGCATCAGCAGCGCTAGGCGCATCACCTCGGACCATGACGCGCCGAACACCCGCTGTTTCCGACGGGCTTTGGCGACGAGTGGTGCCTCAGCGGCCCGGAGCGACTCGCCGGATGGCATCACGCCCGAGTTCAGCAGATAGTGCGGCGGGGTCGCTGTCTGCGACGCGATGTGCTGCACCAGCATGACGATCGCTTTGGTGTAGCTGTCCAGGTCGGTCTGGCCGAACTCGCCGAACTTGGCGTCGGGAGCCCCGACCGCCCACAGCCGGTTGACAGCCGAGATGAACTGCTCCGACGGTTGGCCGTCCCCGTCTGAGTCCTCAGGGATCTCGACGCCGGTCGCCCATCGCTGACGAAACGCGCCGTACTCGGCGGCGACGATCATGTCAGCCAGCAGCTTGTTGATCATGTCCTGCTTCGAGAGGATGTTCTCGATCTCGGAGGCCGACTGCTCGAGCAGGCCGGGCCGGTTGAACAGCGGAACGACCGGGACGACACCCCACGGATTCTCGACGGGCCACGGCTCACCGTCGACCAGACGCGGTTCCCAGCCTTTACGGCCGCGCCGGAACTTGTAGATCCCATCGGGCAGGTAGACCGTGCAGACATGACCGAGACGTTCATCGCGCCATGCCTTGACGGCCGCCAGACGTCGTGACCGGTTCTCCGGGTCCAGCTCGACACACACATGGAGTGGATGCTCGATCGTGATCACCGGGGCCCGGTCCGGATCGGGGCGCCACACGATCGCGTGAGCTTCGCCGACCTTGAGTGCTTCGGTGTGACCGACCTGGGAATCCTCGGCCATGTTGTTCGCCGACCAGATCGCCCACGCCTCACGGTCAGCAGACTCATCGTCACCCAGGCGGAATCCGGTCACGTCCAGTCGTTCCTCGACAGCGGACACCACGAGCTGACACCAGTTGTCGTTGATCGCTGACAGCAGCTGCCCGAACTCCTGACGGAACCGGGATGTCGCATACGCGAGTGGGGTGCGGCCGGCGTAGTACCGCTCAAGCCGCTCGATGCGTGACCGCTGGCCGGCGAGCTGGCGGGTCAGGCGATCAGCCCACCACTCAGGAGAATACGGTTCGGCCATCACTCACCACCTCGACTGCAGACGCCGCGACCTCTGCGGAGGAGGCGGCACGTTCACTCCGGCTGCGATGGCATCGCCACGCGCCTCCCACGACAGACATCCCGCCATCACCAGGTCGATCTTTTGCGGCGAATCGGGCCTTTCCTTCTTGACCACCCACAGCGGCTCGTCCTCAGGCGTGCGGACATGGATCGTGTCCCTCACAGCGTTCGCGATGTGCGCCGCATATCGGTCGTCGCCGTTGTGTGACAGCACCCGGTCTTGCTGGGCCAGAGCGAACGTCTGCAGGGCGTAGGCCATTGGTTTCGGCCGGTTCGTCCACCACCGCTGCACCCGGGTCGGGTAGCGGCCCTCCCAGGCATCGACCCATTCATCCCAGTACGGCGGGTCTGCGTAGAGCCGCCACACGTTCCACCGGGCGAACGCCGCCTCGATAGCGAGATCGACCTGGGCGGCGGGGACCTCCCAGTCGTCATCGGCGTCGACCGGACGATCCCACAGGCCGACGACCTGCTGGAACCCGGACTCGACATGGGTAGCGATCAGCCCGGTCGAGTCGCGGCGACGGGCACCGTCGAACCCGAGCGTGATCAGTTCCCCATCGGCGATCTCTTGCATCGATGGATGCACGAGCTGTTCCCAGAGCTTCGGATCGAATGCTTTCGCGCCGCCCTTGACCCACTGGTTCAGCCAGACCCGGCGGTAGTAGTTCCGGTCGCACTTCGGCTCGAACCAGTGCGCCAGCAACGGTTCCATGTCACCCGACCATGTGGCCGGCCCGGTGGCCTCGGCAAGCGCTGCGCGGACGTCGTCGACCGTGTCGAGCGGCATGTCATCGGGTGCGAACCGGGCTGCGTAGAACAGCTGCGAGTCGGTGACCTTCCCGGCCCGGATCAGCTCGGCATACTCCCGAGTGTCCTGAGCGAGCGAACGCTCCCCCAGTTCACCGGCTGTCGTCGTTTCGAGCGTCCAGGCATCAGCGTCGACACGCTTGAACAGGTTCTGCAGCGCCGTGGTGTGCGCCTTACGGAGCCGGGGCGAGAACATGCGGTGCGTCTCATCGAAATGCTGCCACGATGTGCGGGCACCGTCACGGGCGTTCGGTGATCCGGCCAGCGCTGCGATCTTGCCAGCCTCACGGCCACGACCATCGAGCACAAGAATGCGGTCCAGACCGATGTCGAAATCGCCAGCGATCTCGGACTCAGCCAGGATCGCTCTCAGCACACCGTAGGCCAGGTCCTCACCCTGCTCTTCGGTGTAGGCAAACATCGGGATATACGGGTCAGCGACCCCTCGCCCAATGGGCACCCAGATGCTGCCCTGGCGGCGCCACCCATCACAGCGCACTGGTGCATCTCGATGAGCTTCACCAGCGGCGAGGATCGCCGCCTTCTCCGTTTTTGCCGTGCCCTTGCGCTTCTCCAACGCGACCCGCTTGAATCGGCGGCGGCCGGCACGAACATGCCCACGTGGGAACACCTCGTACGCCCTGTAGATCTCTGCACGGAACTCCGGCTCGATCACATACGGCTGGCCACGTAACGGGCCGGGCCCGTAGACCAGGTTCGCTTCGATCCAGTCACACAACTCGGGACCGAGCGTCGGCCACGGGCGATCGTCGATCGGTGGCGTGATCAGCAGCGCCACTACGCGAGCAGCGAACGAGGGTCCGACTTACCTTTCGGCGCCGACTTCGGCCGGACCTGGGCACGACGCTCGGTCGTCGCCCGTTCCGCGGCTTCCCCGCGGTCTATCTCCCATTGCAACCGTCGCCGATCGATCGGCGTCAAGCCGAAGCATTGGCGCTGCAACCTGATCTCGGCTGCGAGCCCCTGCGACGGTTCGTTCCAGAACGCATTCACGAGCATCGCCATCACGAACAGCCCGTGAACGTCGCTGCCGTCGAACTCCGGCGCCATCGGGGACGCCCAGATGTCAGCCCACCACGACCGGGTCAGCGGATGCCAATAGACATCATCGAGATCCGGCAGCTCGGGCACCTCGACGTCGTGTGCCGTGGTCAGCTGCCGGGCGCCGGCCACCTTGTTGCGGCGAGCACGAGTGCTCGGATTCTTCGGCAGAGGCGGCATCGCACCACTCTTCCTGGCTCGGAAACGTACATCTACCTGGGGAAACGTACATAAGCCCCCATCCGTACAGAAGTCGGGGAAACGTACGTGGAAGAAACTGCT